AACCATCTGGATATCTTCGGACCCAGTAAGCCCTATCTGTATTGAAGCTAGGAGCAATCGGTGTAAGATACTCGCGTACCCATCTACCAAGTGTTCCAACATCTCCGTATGGCGCAATCAAATCCATGATGTATATCCGTTGTCCGCTCTTCCAGTCCTCTGGCTGTAGTTTGCGTGTACGGTTTAAAAATGAATTTTCAGCCTCGTAAGACAAAAAAGCCCAACTTATAAACCCAATGACCTTGCCGTCCCTGTAGAACAGTCGTGCTAGGTCCATCTCCATCGGCACAATAAACAGACGTTGTATGTCTTTTATGTACCAGTTTCTGTGCAATTCAGAGCGGAGACAAAGCTCTGTAATGTCACCTAATACTACATCATTTTTTATCTCTAGGCTAGACATAGACATAGACATAATTATTTAATGTCAACCACTAATGCAAAGTCTAGAATTCTTAAATCACCAACCACACTGTAACCGCTTGAACTGGATGTAGTACTAAACTTCAAAGAAATAGCTTTGGCTCTGTGTGGAATTGGAATATCAATTGGTCTGGTCTGGTCACCACTAATACCGGCGGTTGACGCAAAACTATCTGCTTCAGGACGGACTGTTGTAGACTGTAAGTTATTATTGTCTTGGTCAAAGACTGTGACCGTAAAGTCAGCAGTGCCTACCGCTCTAATGATAAGACGCTTAAACATCTTGTACTGGTCTGGTGTATTAAGACTTAACAGAGGTGTGCGGACACTCATATCAGCATTGCTCGGCTTAGAAGCTCTAGTTAAATCTTGGCCATCACCTGTGCCGTGACCCCATGTGCCAACCTGTAAAGCAGAAATCTGTGAACTTGTGTCTGGCCTCGCAAAGAAAGAGGCACAAGAAATGCTTGTGCCGGGGGAGAAAGCAAAAGACCTAAAGCCCCCACGGCCAACACCGGGTTCGTATGTAAATGTAAGTCTATCAAAAGTCTCTGTAGTACCGGATGGATTAACTATATCGTGAGGAAAGAAAACGTGGTACTGGCCAATTTCACCGTCCCAAACAGCATGAGGTTCTTGTCTTTCTCCTGTAGCAGGGCAACGACCTACAGCGTCCTGAAACGCATCCTGTATCTCTCTAGATAACATAATTGTTTCAAGTGTAAGTCCTGAAGCCGCACGTCTCAGACTGTGAATACCAAAACGACTACAGAAGAATACATCTGTACCTACGTTTACCGCTGTGTTTCTTCCGAAGATGCCGATTGGCACTCTGAAGTCTCTGGCGATTTGCCACTGGTTGATGTTGGTATCCGCAAGATAGACCAGAGTTTCGTTCTGACCGAAGACAACCAGCTTGTCTCCTTCAAGAACCGCCAAACCTTTAATGACATCATTACTGGAGAACTGGTTCTTAACGTCCAGTATGAGGCCGTCTGTGGCGGCAGGAGTTGTACCGCTCGTTGTATTAGTACGCCAATCATCAAAACTATCCTGTACACTAATGTGGATTTCTGTGGGTTTATTGGGTATCCCTGCGACAGCCAGTCTGTTTAATATGTTGACGGCATGACCCCCGTCTGGGTAACGACCAAGAGAACTTGCGTTGGTTGTGGTAGCGGTTGCGAAAGCCGTTCCATCCCAGTACTTTGGAACGTGTCCTTCCATAAAAGAGAATTGTTTTTGGTCAAAGTTAACAATACTTATAGGTGTTATAGCCGCTGTAGAAGCAGTAAACGCTCCATTAAAAAGGGTGCCGGGTGCGCGAATATCCACATCTGTGCCATCATATTCGTATTCAAGAATATACTCAGAGCCATAATGAGCAATGTTATAGACTTCAGTACTGCCTTGGCCTGTGTTGTCTACACCGGGTCCTCGTACAATCTGGCCACGAAAATCTACATACGCCCCATCTAGTTCTACAAAAAACCTTTCGGACATGTTTGTAGGACTGGTAACTGTATCCAGACCTATAAAACGATTGAAAGGAAATAAACGCCTAGCCATTAGGTGTACTCGTTAATCTCAACCTCTAGATTACCTTGAATATTAATCACGGAACCTAACCAGTTGTTTAAGGTGTTTAGGTAAATAGAGTTTTTCAACTGTATCAATCCGGTGTTGTTTGTATCAATATCATCTACAGAATAATATGCTTTGAGACCTTCAATCACAACCTCGTCATCTATGGCTCGACTGTCTCCGATAGCCTGATATCTTTTTAGCCGAACCTTATACGGATGTTTAACCGCTACATTAGACACAGTAGTATCAGCATCGTCTGCAAGTAAATATGTCCCACTTACAACAGAACCGCCAGAGGTTTTAGGTTTTACCACAAAAGAATACAAATCAGAGTTGCTGTGACCCGCACCTATTATTTTAACGGGAGTGTAAGTTCCGAATGTTACTGTACCAGAAGAAACTGTTAATTCATTAGAGCCAGAGGTCATAGAACCGGTCTGATCATCGTAAGCGTTATCTAATAAATCAAGGAATGTGGGATGCCGGTTGATGTCTGCTACAATACGGTTTGCGTAGTTAATAAACTTCTTTTCTTCTAATGCCCTCAAGACAGCGGGACTAGCCTCACCATTTTCTTTGAGCATATCATCAACCAACTCAGAGAGTGTTGAGAATTGACCGGTGCCTGAACCAGAGGGATTAAAACTAGACATGTTAACCTACCACAACTTCTTGAATACGTCCCTGTCTATAAAAAACATGCTTGCGAATAAAGTCTGCTACATCAGGTTCAACAGCAACCTTGCCTTGTTCAAACCGAACTTTATGCGGTCCAGCATCTACATCAATGTTGGTTCGCCCATTAAACTGGAAAAATATTAGGTCTGAGTTTGATTTTTTTGCTTCTTGAAGTTCAACCAACTTAGGGTCATCTTTCATCGAAACCACACGACCATCTACAGTTACTGCATCTTTTTCCATGAAGATGTGGTCTTTGCGATATAGATGATGTCGTTGTATCTGTTCTGCCAATTTTGCATCAACAGAAAGAACACCACTTTCAAACTTATAAATCTTACCGTCTATACTAATTTCCATACTTGGGCGTTTGGCATAAAACTTCACCTTTTTCGCTGGCATTACTGTCTCCTGTCTAAGTAAAAGAACCGCCTACAGAATAATCTCTATAGGCGGTTCTGTCTAGATTTTACTGTTAATCCGTGTCTGGATTAAGATGTAGCATTCCAGCCAGTGATGACAGCGTGTGTCTTTTCCTGAAGAATTTCCAGACCAGCTTCGGTCAGGTATTCATCAATCACGCCATCTACGCCGTTACCCTGACGGTCCTTCAGAAGCTGTGTATCATCTACATAGCGGTAACGAAGGTCCTTTGTATCAAGGATGATTGCGTCTTTTTCAGCACCCGGAATTTGACGGAACATTGGGTGGGTCTTCACCTGAAGAGTTCCAGCAAAAGTATTATAGGTGGTGAAAGTCACACCGTAGGCATCGCCAGTACCAGTAGAATTAATCTGGTAACGGTTCTTTGCCAGCTTCTGGAGATGGTCTGCCACCTTCCAGCCAGTCAGCATTAGCTTTTCGGATGAACCGAAAGCAAAGGCTTTTTCTGCTAGGAAAGCGTCAAACTCAGCTTCAGTAAGCACACCAGCGTTTGCATTGGCGGCGGCATCTTCTACGTTAGTAGTGATGGAGTTCATCAAGCCGTCAGTGTAACGCTCTGGTTTACCGGCAGTACCGGTGATGATGTCTTTCTTGCCGAAAATCATCGCACGTTCCATACCGACCATATGCTCTTTCAAAGCATCGCGAGACTTCTCAAGGTACTGGTCACCAGTACGGAAGTTCGTGTGCATCGCAGTACGTGTGATGCTGTATGGTGTACGGAAAATTTGGCAGAAGTTTTCGGTGCTTGCGGCATCGTAAGAGATGCTGTCTGGGACATCCGCGCCTTCAGCGTTTGCATTACCAATCATGAAGAAGATGTCATTAGCAGTAACAGATGCACCAGTACCACCATTACCAACACCGCGAGTTACGGTCAGAGTAGTGGTTGATGGCTTTGCAGTTACTTTGATAACTTCGCCAGTATTGAAGTTTCTCATCAGCATACCAATGCGGATGAAAGTCAAATCAGCCGCCGCAGTTGCAGTCAGAGTAGTAGCCGCCGCAGTAGCTGTGCCAGAGTGGGTGAACCGGAAGTCCGGTAAATCCTTACGGAAGTTATGGAATTCAGGGTCATCAGTTGCTTCGGAAGGAAGCATCGAAAGAATTGCCGTCAGTGGGGCCGAACCATTCGGCTCCAGCATCAGGTACTTCTCACGATAGTTTTCAGGGCGATGGTCAGCGGGAAAAGACCCGGTGCCACGCATACCGAGAGTAGCCATAGTAATTACCTCATATAGCCAGAGTTAAAAGGGGTTCGCCTCTCTGATTGCTCCGCTAGGTAATTGCTAGGCTAGTTTCCGTTTGGTCTTGGCCCACACAACTCTGTTTGGTTGGCATTCATCAAAGTCAAGTACATAATAATATAGACACAGACACAAATCAACTGTTTATGTCTGTGTCTGTGTCTAATTTACAACAGGTGATTTGTAAGCTCTTCTACGTTTTGTATTTCGTAAACGCTTCCAATCAAACCATTTGCGCTTTCGCACTACTAAAGAAGGTCAAGCATCTGGTCGTTAAAGCTACGACTAGGTGCGGCTTGACCCGGTTCGTCAGAACCACGGCTTGCCACAGTCTCACCGCCAGCCCGTGCAATATCTTTTTCAACCTGTTGTTTCATCTGAGCTTGTTCTGCAACACTACGACTGCCGCTTGCAATAGCATGATAATCACGAATTGATTTATCAATCGCAGTAGGATTAGTTGCAATTGCATTCTTATATCCGGGGAAAGTCTGCTCTTGCATCTCTACCCAAGAGATATAATCATTGAAAGTCTGCTCATCATCAATGCCAAGTTCTTGTGCAGTAGCAGAGGCTTGAGCATCAACAAGTGTTTGTTGAGATTGCATAGCCGCTTGTTGTTGCTGTTGCTTGAACATGTTAACATCTTCCATCAAAGTTGGCAGAATTGTGGCCGCTTGTTCTATAGCAGTAGAGTATTTGAAGATGTTCGCCATAGACTTGAACGCCGCATCAGTTGGCTGAAGACCATTTTCTTCAAAAAATTCTTGAGCCGCTTGTGTAGCTTGCTCATCAGACTGCACATTCTTTTGCATTACGCGAGGGTCAGAACTAGCTTCGGATACGACAGGACTTTCAGCGGGTTTGTTATCTGCTTGACCTTGCTGTTGTGCCTGAAGCATCTGTAACATACCCTCACCCATAGCATTAGCTATTTGATTAGGGTCTGTAATACCGGTTTGCTCTTGCACACGTCTAGCAAGTTCCATGATTGGACCATACTTACTGTCCATGCTCTTGAACTGCTGAAGCATAGTGATAGCTTTTTCTTCAGGGATTTCTTCTTCCTGACCGCGATACTTAATCTTGAGCATTCTAGAAATAGTATCAGCTTCTACATCGCCCATGTCTTGAGCGTTTGCATCACCGGCCTCTGCGCCAGCCCGTGGGTCTGGATTATTTGTCACTTCAAAATCAAAATCTACAGGCATTCTATCATTAGCCTGTAATCTTTCTGCCGCTGAAAAACCTGACTTATCAGGATTAGCCTCTGCCTCTGTCTGAGGGGTAGGGGCATTTGCTGGCGGGTTTGCCGCCTGTGCAGGGTCAGTGATTGCCCCAGAGCCGGGGTTCTTCTGTGCGGTAACTTCCGCTTCTGTTTTATTCTCAGCCATCGTTTTCAAACCTTTCAATTTCCTCTTGCGTCTGTGCTTCCTGTATCATTCTTTCTGGAAGCTCTAACGCAGTGCGGAATGCTGACATTAACGAAGCACATACTCGTAACTGGTCGGCTTCAGCCGATGCATTACTAATTAGTGCCAACTCAACCCTTTCATATTCGGCTTCTAACCGAGACCTGTAAGTCTGCCAAAAGTAATTTTTTTCTAACTTTTGAAATCCTTTTGCGAGTTCTTCACTCTTAACTTCCTTTGCCAATTTTTATCCTCTGTCTTTTCCTTCGTCTGACTACCGGTATGTCACAACAACAAGTACGTGTTTTTCTCACACGTCTGTAACTCTCTGGCCTATTCTCAGAGTTGCCAGATATGGTAGATGTCATTCCTGAATAAGCCTTCATCGAACTCTCGGTGTAAGTGGTTGAGGCTGATTAGGAACCACACCGGGCTGACCCATCTCTTGAACTGCTTGTCCCATCGGAACCAGATTTCCAGCTTGAAGTTGTTGCATAATCTGTTCATCAGGAACCACCTCACTAGGTTGTTTCTTCCAGTTCTCTACATCTGTAAAACCAAAGCTCTCAATCAAGCGTTCTACAAACATATCCATGTCATAGTTTTGTGCGGCCCCTGTTTCAGAAAGCACACGAATAGCTCTTATCAAATTTTCTGAATTTTCTTCAGGTGATTGTGGGAGTGTCCCGTCTACAACCACATAATCAAAGTCACCAAGAATATCACTACGACTATATTTAGTATCACCTAACGGATTATCATTGGTGCTTTCTTCTGGAATAGAAACCATGCCGCCATCAACCTCAAAGAACTGAAGGTTTGATATCATCTGACGCACAAGAGGTCTGATAGTAGTGCTAGACAAAAGACGTGCTTGCATACCAAGTCTCTGTTGTCCTAGAGCCGTAAGACGTGCAATCTCTGTAGCAGTTCGCTGTGTCTCGGCCTGAATACCTTGCGCGGTATCTGATGCGGCGGCAACTCTTTGCATAAGTTGGCCAGCCGTGTCTAAATCTGCAAAGTAGTTCCGTGTAGCGTCTGGAACCTGAAGAGGTAAGATAGCATCGCCGGGGTTTGCACCGGGTAGTGTACGAACTAGTCGTGCGGCATTTGGGTCTAGGATATCCTTTATGTTCACGCGATTTGGATCAACAACTAAACGGTTCTGAACAATACTCTGTACATTCTCCACACGGGTGCGAAGGAGCCAATCTTGATACCTTTGTAAAGGCATGAGCAAATCATATAAAGAAGACGCAAAAGTTTTGTGTGCATCATACTGACCCTCACCATGAATAATAGGAATGCTATCGTGTGGGTAAGGTGAAACATCAAACTGAACCACCACGTTTTCATCCACCACAACAATGCGATACAAACCAAACGGTGCTGGAATATCCAGACGGCGTGGGTCCATAAAAACATAAAGAGTGTTGAGAACGTGTGCGGTTCCAAGTCCAAAGTAATTCTTATAATCTGTTCCGTAATTACCGTAGAGTGTAGGGTCCACGCTTTGTTCACGGATGGTGTCTTTTAAAAACTGATTAGAGGTCCAAGCAAGAGAAGGTCTCTGGTCAGCTATACGTTCAAGGTTGTCATAGTGGCCCCGTCTGTATAGAGCCGTTAGACTAGCCCATGTTCTGTAGCCTATAAAATCTGCCTCGTGTCTATTCTGTGCGGTGACACGGGGGTCAGGAAAATAAGCCCAAGGGTCAATGTTGACAGGTACGTTACCGTCCTTGCCATAAAAGTTTGCGACAGGTGCCATTCCATAACGATTGTTGTCCAAGAAGATTTGGTACAACCGCTGTTCATATCCAACCCGCC